GACGTTAGGCTGTGGTCTAAGAATTTTTTAGAAGTTTCTAACGTTCATTTAGCAGGTATGCCTGCATGTCCCTTTGCAAGAAAAGCATGGGCAGATAATAAAGTATGGATAGCTGTAAAAACTAAAAATAGCACTTATAAAAAAGAATTAAATAGTTGTCTTAAAAATTTAGATTTTACAAAAAAAGAAATATTAATATTTTGTGATCCTTATTACAGTTATTCTCCCGATGAGCTTCATTATGCCACTGAAGAATATAACGAATGGTATAATAAAAAAGACATTTATTTTATGAGTTTTCATCCCTCAAATCCTGCAACTGAGGATGAAGAAAGGTTCCTCGTTTCTCCTACAGAAGACACGGAAATTCATAAGTCATACCCAGAATACAAATATTCTATGATGTTAGTACAAAAGTTCTCGCAATTGATGGAAGCTTCTGATAAATTACACAGGCAAGGTTATTATAGGAAATGGCCTAATGGGTATTATAGAGACGTCATAATATCTAGAAGCGAAAAATATAACAAGATCATAGGAGGTCTATCATGATGGGCAAGAAAAAAGTTGCAAAAAAAAGAGGCGGCGGAAGCATGGTTAAGAAAAAAGCTAATGGCGGAAGCATGGTTAAGAAAAGAGCTGGTGGCGGAAGCATGGTTAAGAAAAAAGCTAATGGCGGAAGCATGAAGCAAGGTTTTAAAGATAGAAAAGATGAATCTATCGCAATGAGAATTAAAAAGAAACGTACGCCTGCACAACTAAGAGCAAGTCGTAATGAATCATACGGCAAGTTTGGAAAAGGCACTGGTAAAGGCGTTATTAATAAACGTGGCGGTGGCATTGCAAAAAGAGGTATGGGAATAGCTAAGTAGTTAAATGTCAAGTTTAAATACAGGCAATCCCTCTTACTCGTCTACAGCAGGATTTATATTAGATCTTGACTCTTTGATTGAAGAGGCTTTTGAACGTTGCGGTTTACAAGATCGTACTGGTTACGAATTAAAAACCGCAAGACGTTCTATTAATTTATTAATTGCTGAGTGGGCTAATAGAGGACTTAATCTTTGGACTATTCAACGTCGCACTGCAAATATTACGCAAGGCATGCAATCTATTTCAGGAGCTGATTTATATTCAGTTGATTCAGCAGGTAATGCTACAACAAGTGATGAAGACAGTTCACAAATAATTGATATTGATACTGCTGTTATGTCTAATAGTAATGGTGATTTTTCAATGACAAAAATTGGAAGAGGAACTTATTTAGACTATACTGTAAAAGATACTCAAGGCAGACCAGCTCAATTTTATTTTGAAAGAACTATTTTACCTACTTTGTATATGTTTCCAGCAGCCGATGCTGCATATACAATGATATATTACGCAGCTTTACGAATGACAGATATTAATGAGTATACAAAAAACGCTCAAATACCTTTTCGTTTTATGCCCTGTTTAGTAGCAGGATTAGCATATTATGTTGCTATGAAATATGCACCAGACAGAATACAATTATTAAAAACTATATATGAAGAAGAATTTAGAAGAGCCGCTGATGAAGATGTAGAAAAAGCTAGTTACAGCATGGTTCCTCGTCAAAATTATATTCCATAGGAGTCAATATGGCTAAATACTCATCAGGTAAATATGCACTTAGAATTTCAGATAGATCAGGAATGGCTTTTCCTTACAATGAAATGGTCCAAGAATGGAATGGATCATGGGTTCACACATCAGAATTTGAACCAAAACAACCTCAATTAGATCCAAGAAATCACCCTAAAGATTTTACAGCTTTACAGCATGCAAGACCACAAGTAGCTGATGCAACAGCTTTTGTAGGTAATACTGCTCTTAGGTCCCCAACAGGTGCAGTTGTATTATCTCCAAATGGCAATGTTTTTGATGGCACAGGAGTTGGAACAGCGGTTAATAGTTTTGAAACATTGTTAGAACCTGTTACAAATTATTACGCAAATGGTGTAGCTTATGCCAGCACACAAAGAAGTATGATGCCTCTTAGTGTTCAAAGACCACAACAATCTACTGGGTTGTTATCTCGCGTAGGAAATGTTACAGTGAGTACATCATGACCGAATATTCTGACTTAAATGATAACGTAAGAAACTACACTGAAACCTCAACAGCAGTTTTGTCAGATGCAATTATTTTACCTTTTATCAAATCTATTGAAGATCAAATTATGCGCACAGTTGATCTTAATTATTATCGTGCGTATGATTTTGCTCAACTTACAGTAGATAATCCTTTTTTACCTTTGCCTACAGATTGGCAAGCTACGAGATATGTCCAAATATATGATGCTTCTTCGTCTACTCCTAACAGAACGACCTTGCTTCAAAAAGATATTTCGTTTATGAATGAATATTGGCCTGATAGAACAGCTAATGGCACCCCTAGATATTATGCTATGTGGGACCAAGATACGCACTATTTAGCGCCAACACCAAACGTTGCTCTTAATGTAGAGCTCGCTTACACGTATAAGCCAGATGGTTTATCAAGTACAAATACATCTACTTGGTTAAGCCAAAACGCCCCGAACGTGCTTTTGTATGGTTGTATTTTACAAGCTTTAGGATACTTGAAAGGTCCTTCAGATATGATACAATATTACGATAAAATGTATAACGAGTCTGTGCAGGCTCTAGCCACATATGAGATGGGGCGTGACCGCAGAGACGAATTTCGGGACGGCGTTATTCGTATCCCTCTCGAATCAAGGAACCCATAGGAGATTATTATGGCAATTACTCAAGCTGTATCTAACAGTTTCAAAGTGGAGATCCTGAAAGGCCTACATAACTTTACGGCTACGACAGGGAACGTCTTCAAATTAGCGCTTTACGATAGTGAAGCAACTTTAAGCGCATCAACTACTGCTTACGCTACTTCAGATGAAGTAGGTGCATCAGGCACGTACGCTGCAGGCGGTGGAGCTTTAACAAATGTAACCCCTGTTTTAAGTGGATCTACAGCAATTGTAGATTTTGCTGACAAGTCTTACACAAGTGCAACAATTTCTGCACAAGCTGCTGTAATTTATAACAGCTCAACAGTAACTGGTTTAACAACTAATGCTGCTGTTTGTGTATTAGATTTTGGTGGTGTTAAGTCTTCATCTGCAGGAACATTTACTATTACTTTCCCTGCTGCCGAAGCAACTGCTGCAATTCTAAGAATCGCATAGGAGATAAATTATGGCCTCTATCCAAGGATGGGGCCGACAAACCTGGAATAACGGTACTTGGGGTGAATTTGGTACTGTTGACGCAACAGGTAGTGGCCTCAGTACATCACTAGGTAGTATAACTGTTTCAACACAACAGAATCTTACTCCTACAGGTATTGCTTTAACGTCAACAATAGCTGACGTTACCGCTACAGGTATTGCAAATGCTGACCCTACAGGTCTTGCTTTAACGTGGCAACCAATAGGAACTTATACAGTTCAATCTGATTTTATATTTCCTATTACTGGAGTTAGTTCAACTTTATCTGTTGGAACAACTTCTCAAAGTGCAGACATACGCGTTGGTTGGAACAGAGATGCAAACTTAACTACTGGCGCTGCTATTGGTTGGGGTGATGAGGCGTGGGGCGCGGTTAACAACCCTGCTACTAATGTTACTGGATTTGGTTTAACATCAGGTTTAGGAAGCCCTACAATAACAACAGATCAGATTCTTTCGCCTTCTGGTAATGCATTATCACTAACAATTGGACCTTACGCAATAAGTGCAGATGGTAATTTAACTGTTGCTGTTGGTACAGAAAACTTACTTAATCTTTCACTAGGAACAGGATATAGTGTAGGTGCAGGTCCTGATGTATCTGTTACTGGATTTGGTTTAACATCATCATTAGGAACAGTTGAAACATCACAATTTGTTACTGGCTTTGGATTAACTTCTTCTGTAGGTCAAGCAACTCAAGAAAGTGCTTATGATGTTACTGGTGTTCAAGGAACATCAAATGTAGGACAAGTACAAATAGAAGGCTCTGCAGTCTTTACATTAACAGGTGTTTCTGCTACAAGTAGTGTAGGACAGTTTATTATCACAGGATGGAGTGAGGTAGATGACTCTAACAGCGGAATTTCTTGGAAAGAAGTACCAAGAGTAGCTGCATAAAAGTTTTGACAAACTTTATATTATTCAATAAAACTTTATTAGGAGATTAAATGTCAACTTATTCAACTGGTCTTAGAACAGAACTACAAGTAACAGGAGAAAATTCTGGTACTTGGGGTACTATTACTAATAACAATTTTTCTCAAGTTTTTGAATTTGCTATTGCTGGTGTGTATGCGGTTCCTGCTATTACGACAGGAACAAGCACTACCTTAACAAATGCTGATGGTCCTCAAACTCAAGCAGCCAATCAAGCTAGAAATAATCAATTAATATTTAGTGGAACAGTTTCCACAACTCACACAGTTCAATTTCCTGCTACACAAAAAACCTATGGAATTTATAACAACATTTCAGGTGGTGCGGCTATTTCTGCAAGACTAGGGGCAACAGGTAACACAGTTACCATTGCAAATGGTAAATATAGAATGGTGGCTACCGATGGTACTAATTGGTATGATATTTTTTCTTTAGCAGGTTTAGGAGAAGCATGGATTGAAAAAGATAATTCAGATTCACCTTACACAGCCTCTGATGGCGAAAATATTTTTGTTGATTGTTCTGCAGCGGCAGTAACAATAACATTACCTGCTTCTCCTACAATAGGACAGCAAGTAAAAATAATTGACGGCACAGGAAGTGCTGGCACTAATAACATTACAGTAGGTCGTAACTCGCAAAATATTCAGGGTTCTGCTTCAGATCTTACAATTAGCACTAACAGTGCAGGTATTTCTCTGGTATTCTACGATGCAAGTAATGGGTGGAGGTTGAAATATAACGATTAATGGCTAACTTACAGGATATAACAAACAGAAGTGAAGTAGGCGCAATTAAGCCTTGGACTAAAGCGGCAGCACCCGCAGGATATTTATTATGTGATGGAGCTGCTGTAGCAAGAACAACTTACGCAGAATTATTTGCAGTTATTTCTACAACCTATGGTGCGGGAAATGGTTCAACAACATTTAATGTTCCGAATTTACAAGGTAAGATGCCACAAGGATATGATGGCAGTACCTATGCTTTAGCAGGAACTGGTGGAGCAAACACAGTAACAGTTGCTATGACTAATAACCAAGCAGTAAGCGCTACAAGCACTGTAACTAATAACCAAGCAGTAACAGTGACAGGATCTATTGATAATACATCTTTAACAACTGCTCAAATAGCTTCTCACTCTCATGGTTCTGCAAACTCAAACTTAGGTATTTTACAAGACAACACTCAATTTGGTAACCCAAGAACATATTTTGGTGGCGATGGTGGATTTAGTGTATTCAGAGGTGATACGGGCGATGCAGGATCAGGAACTGGTCATAATCACTCTCATACTTTATCAGGAACATTAACAGGGACTGTTGCAGTAACAACTTCAGGAACATTAACAGGGACTGTTGCAGCATCAGGCACAAATTCATTCTCACCTTTTGTGGTGGTTAACTACATTATAAAGCATTAGGAGATATTGATGGCAACACAAATAGTAATATTAAACAGTGATCAAATAAAAGTTGATGACAACTTCATTATTCAATGGGCAGATAAAGGAAATGCATGGCAAGCAGGATGGATACCAAATACAGTTCATGCTGTAATTTGGAATTCTTTACCAGGACAAAATGAAATTCAAAGCAAAGATGCTTCTACTCACATGATGACAGGAAATACTAATTTAAGTGCTACTAGCGACGCTGTAGGATCAACAACAATAGCTGCTTTACTTACTTGGGCAGAAACAAGAAAAGGTCAAATTGAAACAGCTACAACTGCTTGGATAAATGATGGCGGTGGAGATAAAAGCACTTCTTCTGAAGGCAAAACTTGGCGAGACTACGATTCTAATTATTCGTAAAAAACACCTCTAATTTGTAAAACTTTTCTTTTATTAGGTCCTATTACAGGATTAACTTTATGACTAATATTATTTTTAATTACTAACAAAGAGTTAGGTATAGGAGTACAAGATAAAGGTAACCCTCTTTTTGTATCAATAATAGTTTCTCCTCCCCAATCTTTATCCCATTGTTGATGTATATAAAAAGAATAATTTAATGTATATCCATGATCATTATGCCAATTAATTCCTGAAAACTTATTATATTCATAATAACTAAGTGCAATCTTAGAATTAACTTGATAGGGAATAAAAGGACAATCTATTAATATTTTAAAAAATTTTTTAAATAAATCACTTTTACTTTCAATTTTGTTTTGTTCTATTACAGCAAAATTTAATAAAGTGTTTACTTTTTTCATGGTAACGTTGTTATGTTTATCTTTGTAAAGATTTGATTCCCATTTGTCATAAGACGTTAAATTAGGTTTATATTTATATTCCGAAATTTCTTTAAAAAAATCCTTCGGTAAAAAATCTTTTATAATCAATGCACAATTATCTATGTTAGCAGAAATGTACATAACGTTAATCAAAAAAAGTACATAAAGAAAAACGAGGAGAAGAATCACCTGCCCAAAGCAAAGGAGAGTGATAATTATCACCACTAAACATTATTGCTCTATTAGGATTAAAACCAACATGTGTATTTAAAACCAACTCATTGTTTTTTTTAACATAGAAACCTGTTCCATTATTTATTTTTTCATCGCCTATTATATAAATTAAACAATGATAAGCACCTAATTTATCTATATGAGGAGCAAATTGTTTTTGGGCTGAAACCATTGTGTAATAAGCTTGATTAAATTTTTTAATTTTATAATTAAATTTATCTTTAATTAATTTTTCACATAAAAATATTACTTTTGAATTAAATGAAAGTTCTTTTTCAAACCAATAAGCTCCACCAGGAGTTCCTGAACCTTTCTCTGTTCCTTCTCTTGTTTTTTTAGGAGGAGGTAAAAAATTTGTATTTAAAACTTCTTCACATATTTTTACATATTCTTTTTCAGGAAAAAAATTATCCTCAATAAAAATCATTTAAAACTTTTTTTATTCCAAAACATATTTTTATATCTATCTACCCATTTACTACTTAAAAAATTTAAAGTTTTACTGTGTAGTTTTTCTAAATAAAAGCCAGACCACATTTTCCAAGATTCTCTTTTAAAAGGAATAACCTGAACCATAGGTTCTCCTTTTTTTATTATAAATTGTTTGTCTCTTTTGTTTAATATAAAAGGAAAATTAATTTCATTTATGTAATTATCAGTATCAACTATACCAGATATAATTTCAAATCTTGGTTCTAATCTATTCATTGGTTTTACAAACAAACAACTGTATCCAGGAGGAGTTTTTATTAACCATTTATTAATAAATTTTCCTGCGTTATCTCCTGTTGTTTTATGCCATTCTGTTGGTAATTGTGTTTGATTGTGAAATCCAAAATCATGAGGTTCTCTATTTGCAGGAGTGACACTAAAATCATTTTCAACAGGATCAACAAGATAATCTTGATCAAAAGGTATAATATAACCCATAGTTAAAGAATCTAAAAATGGTATGCAGGTTTTAACCGTAGGTCTATGTAAATTATTTTCAGTATGTCTTTTTAATTTTTTGTATTCGTCAGGAATAAATAATGAAGCAGGTTTAGGATGTGGCCATATATCCAACATAGCCTTATTAGTTGCACAAAACGTTATTTTTTTATTAATCATTTTTACATATAAAATTAAACGACATTGATCTTCTTATATCTCCTTTTAATTTAGTTTTAAAAGGCATTACACAATGTTGATGTTTAGCTTCAAATATATAAAATTCACCTACTTTAGGTTCTTTCCACAAAGTAGATATACCATCATGACCTATAAAACCTAATTGTCCGTCTTTAAATTTATGAGGATCTTTAGCATCATTTATAAATTCAGGAACTTTTAAAAACAAAACAGTAGACCATCCTGTTCCATCGTGATGAGTATGAGGAGGATTGTATTCTCCTTCTTTCATGTCATTTATCCAACAACTAAGAATTTCTAATGATTTTTTTTCTTCTAATAAATTTACTTTTTTTAACATGTCTACATAATCATGCATGCAATCTACAAGATGTTTTGCTATTTTAGTATCTTGTAAAAGATTAGTAAATTGTAACTCTGAATCTAATCTACCTGCTAATCTAGGTCCAAAAGAAGGTAGTGTGTCTTTCCATTTTTCATAGGTGCTATTTAAATCGTCAATAGCATCCATAGGTAATTCATAGCATTTAACTATTCTTCCAAATATTGCTGTTGATGCTTTCATTCTTTTTTCTATCTCTTTCATAACATAAATTTACTGTCAAGAAAACAATTATAAAAAGATTACTTGATATATTCTGTACACATGTTTAAATTAGATCTCACCCAAAAATTACAAATCAAGGAGATATTATGGAAAATCAAGAAGTATTGAAAGCTATAGCTACCCTTGCTAGTAAGGTGAGCGATTATCATTCACGTTTATTAGTAGTGGAAAGAGAAAAAGAAAAATTAGAAAAAACACTATCAGAACATTTACAAGGCTGTAGCTGTCATCCTACTATTGTAGGAAAACCTCATAATCCCAATGAACAAGTGATGGTAACTGGGTTAGATGCTGATGTAGAATGTGAAGCTTGTAGTGCTTAGTTTTCTTGAGGAGAAATTAAATCTGCTAAAGAAGGAGCAAATATTTTTACATCTTTTCTAATATGTTCTTCTTTAGTTTCTGTGTCAGGATTATTAATATCGTTTTTAACTTCTTCTTCTGATTTATATTCGTAACCAGTTACAGTGTTAGTAATTATCGTTTCTGAACCACATTTTATATGAGGTACTACTCTTCCATCGTCAAGAGTAATAGTACCAATTTGTTCTGCTTCTTGTACTATTTTAGGCATTCATTCTCCTTTGTAATTCTAAATTAAAACTTAAAATAATTCTTTCTTCTGTGGATTTATTTACATCTACTTCATGATTAAGCCATGAAGGAAAAAAAAGCAAGTCATTGGATTTAGGTGTCCAACGAACGCGATGCGCTGTGTGTATACTTTCATTAGGTTTTTTTGGTGGAGATAAAACTTCTCCTTGAGGTCTTGGATCGTGAAATACTAAAGCTCCACTATTTTCAGGAACTTGTAAATAAAACACGCCTGATAAATAATTAAATGGATGTGAATGTAATTTATTTTTGCTACCAGGACCGTTGACCACGGACCACATGCCGCTCATTTCAGGAGTCATATGATCTTCTATAGATAAATGATTCATAGCTTCTTGACCAAGATTTATAATTTCAGATCGCAGTGTGCTAAATCTTTTATCTAAATGTAAATCATCTTGACTATGCCAACCACCCTCGTTCGTCTTATATAACCCAGTAGGATCTTTCTCTTTAATTTCTTTAACAACTTTTATAAGATCTTCATATCCCGCTAAATTAATTGTAAAGACAGGGGTAACAAATAAAGAATGTAAATCGATTATAAATCTCCTTTTGTAATTTCTAAAACAGACACTGTAACATGTATTTGATTAGCAGCATTTGCTTGCACGTATAATATATCACTTTCTTCTAAAATTAAAGGCTGTTCTAACAATTGCACTGTAGTATTTGCAGCTATGCTTTTTTGATTAAATAATACAAAAGTAGCAGAAGCACTAGAATCTAGGTATTTTATGTCTGCTAAGGTAGCATTTGCTGAATCACTAGCTATTAATATCGATTTAACGACCCCTGTAGTAGGAAAAACAGGAGCAGTGCCTGTTACCCCAGGAGCAGCTGTTGGAACCGTGTAGACAGCGTTTAAATCGGTATTTACTACATCCAAGGAAGAATTTTTAAATAAATCAGCCAAGGAACCAACTCCTTCCAGCAGATTTATCTTCTATGTCCTGTGCAT